GGGCTGGCCCTTCTTGGTCCAGTAGTCATGGATGCGCTTGGTCTCACGAGGGTTGGTGACCCAGCCCGGCCCCCGGTCGAAGGTGACGAGGTCGCCGGACTCGACCATGGAGGCGGTCAACGCCTCCTCAGTCGGCATGTCCGGGTGCGGGCCGAAGGCGACGTACGCCTCAGCGAAGGCGGGGATGGACACAGCAGTCAGGCCAGCAGCGCGAACAGCGTCGAACCATACGACGCCGGTCTCGCTGGTCTTCTCGGAGTCCAGCGAGCCACGGTCCCCGTCGACGGAGACACCGAAGCGTCCGAAGAACGCGAGGAGTCCGGCGAAGTCGGAGGCGTCGTCGGAGGGCATCAACTGCCCCTCCCAGTGGATCAGCCCGTCCTTGCGCATGAGCCGGTCCACCGAGCCGACCGGAACAGCGCCGTCATGGCCGGAGGTCTGCGCCTTCTGGTACATGAAGGGCAGGCGGTAGGGGCGCCGGGTCATGGCGCCATTGTTGAAGCCCCGGCTGTCGCCCGACTCGGTGTCCTCGGGGGCCAGCACGCCGTGAACGGGGATGGAAGCCAGCGAGATGTCGGCCAGCGACAGCATCGGCTCCTCGATCTCGTTCTCGTCGGCGGGAGCCTCCACCCGAGTCAGTTCGTTTCCGTCCTCGTCGGTACGCAGGTACTCCTCGGCGGTGCCGACCTGCGTTGCCGCAGCCAACGTCTCGTCCTCGGCCATGCTGCTCTCCTTGTTTCCAGAAACCGTCGCGACCAGCGCGTTCAGATCCAACTTCGCGAACTCCGGGCGCAGGTTCAGGGTAGCCGCCTGATCGACGGTCGCCCAGACCACGTCGGACACCTCTTCGGGATCAGGATTCAGGCTCTCGACCGGGATCTCGGCCTCGATGGCGTACACGAAGCCCTGATACTGGTCCTCATCGCCCGCTCGCCACCCATGGACCACCTCACCGTCCGGTAGAGGCACCCCGATCTCCTCGGAGAACTCCCGAGCCGCCCCAACCCACGCATCTTCGCCGTCTTCGAGGTGGCCGCCGGGCATCTCCCATGTCTGGGCCACCTCGGGGTCGTCATCCTCGTCGAAAGCCCGCCGGGCAAGCAGCATTGCGCCGGTATCGCGGGCCACGACCAGCACACCGGCCACCTCGACGCCCTCATAGCCCTCAGGGGCGAAGGAAAGTGCGCGCACGCGGGTGTATTCGGCCTTCACCGTTTCCAGAAACGCGCTCACAGCCCCTTCACCGCCTCCATCAGCCCCTCACGGGAGTATCCGACACCCTCGCGGTACATCCGGGCGCAGTAACGGTGCAGTGCGCCGCCGATCTGGGCCTGCCGGACCGCCGATTCACCTTCCATGACCGTCGGAAGGAGCCCGAAGTCGAACTCGGGCACCACTTCGACGCTCGCAACGAGGTGTGCCATGTGCGCGGGCGTGCTCCGGTCCTTGTCCTTGCCCCGGCGACCGTCGTTGAGCAGCCGGTTTCCGGCCTTCTCCAGTGCTCGGAGCACCAGAACCTCACAACTGGCGTGCAAGACGCCGAACGGGGCGGGGGAGTGGTCGTTCTGGACTCGCGGCGGCCCCTCATAGGGGTGGTCTTCGAGGCTCGGGGCGTTGCTGCGGCCCGGAAGTTCCTTCGGGGTGCCCACACGCTCCGATTCCACGTAGGCGCGGACGATCGGGAGGTCAACTCCGTAGAGCGCGAGCGCCCCCTGCATCTGCTCGGGGGTGAAGGTGCCGCCCAGCACCTTGTTCAGCAGCCAGAACTTGCGCTCCTTGTCGTCCATCTGGTCCGAGGCCGGGTCGAACCCGTTCTCCCGTAGGGCGACATCGGCCTTCAGCAGGCCACGGTCGTACAGTTCCATCGACTCCTTGCTGCGGTCTTGGCGCAGGCGCAGGTTCGCGGTGTCGTAGGCGACGACGTACTTGGTCCCGGGCACCGCGTTGCGCAGGACCGCTGAGGTCAGCACGCTCACGAGGTCATCGAGCGCAGGCTCGATGTGGTCCGAGATCGTCTGCTCCTCGTTGGCCCACACACCCCAGTGGTTGACCGACCCGGCCGAGCCACCAGCCCCAGTGACCGCGATGCCCGAGGAGCCGAGGATCTGCTCGGGAGGCATGTCCATGCCAAGCGCGAACCGGCGCACCGAGTCCGAGCGCAGCAGCATCGCCTTGTCGTCGATCTCCGACCAGAACTTGATCAACTTGTTCTGGTCGACGTTCGGCAGGGCGATGGGGTCGGCCATGACGATCGATGGCATGGCGACCTCGTCGGCGTCGAGCATCTGCATCGCGGAGTGCGCGAGGGAGAGCATGAACTGCTCGGCCTCGTTCATGTTCGCGATGGCCTCCTCGCCGCCCTCCACCGCCTCGGGCGGAGGCGGAGCGAAGGTCAGGTTCTCGGGCAGGAACCAGATCCCGGCGCTCATCAGGCGACTGCGGACCTGCGTGAAGATGTGCTTGGTCAGCCACTCGATCTCACGCAGCGTGGGCAGCAGGGAGCGGAACGGGCTCCATGCCTCCTCGCGGTTCTCCGGGTCCGGGTTCCACATCCGGATGACCGGGTCGTCAGCCGACAGCGAGATCCACTCGCCGTTCTGGTGGCGAACCTGCCACTCGGTGTACTCACCCGCGCCGGTCTTGCGCAGTTCGGTGACCGCCACGATCTCCCACACCGGGTCGGCTGCACGAGTGGCGTACTCGGGGTCGGTGTCGAGTCGGTCACGGGCAATGAGGTAGCACTCCCCAGCGATGACCCGGTGCAGCATGTAGTTGCGGATCAACTTCGATCGCTCGCGCACCGTGGGGGCGATCTCGGCCAGCACGTCGACCTCGGGACCCGAGTTCACCCACACTGGCTTGCGCACAAGTGCTTGGGGCTGGCTGATGCCGATCTCGGCCCGCCCAGCCGTGGACGCGAACAGGGAGGCGGCGTAGCGCGCCTCACCGCAGATGTTGACGTGGCGGTACGCCTCGACCTGCCAGCGCTTGGCAATCTCGCGGCGATCGGTGTTCACCCGGCGTGCTTGGGTCAGCCGCTTGTTCGAGTAGACGGCAGCCGATCCAGCCAGCGCCTGGGGGGCGCGGGCAGGGTTTCCAGAAACCAGTGATGCCTGCACCGGGATGCGCGTCGGAGCCTTGGGACGGGCCATCAGTCAGCGTCCTCGTCGTACATGTCGTTGAACAACGACTCCTGCATCTGGACCTCGATCGGCTTCTCGACGTGGACCTCGACAGGCTCGTCGTCGGGCTCACCGTCATGGACCATCAGGATGGCTGCGAGGTAGGACGCGCCGAAGGTGCCGTTGACGACCCACCACACGGGCTGCCAGTCGGTGAGGTAGCCCCAGAGCACAACGCCGACAGTGATCCAGAACGAAGCGCAGTAGGCACAGAAGGCCAGCAGTTGCCAGCCGAGGAGACGGGGGCGGTCAGTGAGATCCGCGTACTTGTCCCGGAGCCATTGCACCGGGGGGAACTTGTCGTAGGTGACGAGGCGTGTGATCCTCGCACTGGACGTGATGGTGACCGCTGCGACAGCGATCCAGAAGAACTCGATGCTCACTGGTTTCCCCTTGGCTCCTTGGCTCGGGATGTTCAAGTATTCGTCGGCGCCTCGGCTCGACTCAGAACAGGGTAGCCGAAGCCCGCCCGTTTGCCTCAGCGCGGAACGGCACGAAAGACGTGTCGCCGTCGCGGGCAGCCATCACGGCGTTGATCTTGTCCCAGTCCCGCTTGCGGCTGATGGTGGTCTGTTCACGACGCCGGGCACCCAGCCGGGCGCTGTGCTCGACGCGGCCCCGGATCAGTTGGGGCATGTCCTCGCAGTGCCAGTACGCCCACGCCCCATGAGCCCTCCCAACAGGCGCGTCCTCGGCGTAGTACCGGGGTGAAGGGAAGGGCACCGGGGTCATGCCGTGCTGGTGTATGCGGCGGCTCCACTCGGCGTGCTCATGACCGCCGAGCCCGAACGCCTCATCCATTCCGCCAACTTTGCTCAGTACCGCTCGGTTGGCGTACAGCAGGACGCCGCGTGGCCACTTCCACTGGGCGTACTCGTTCCACTGACCGAGCAGGCGTCCAGCGCCCCAGCACACCATCGAATGCGGAAGCGCTGGCTGCTGGGTGTGGAGCCATAGGGCGTCGGTGTTGAGCGGCCACGTGTCGTCGTCGCACAGGAACAGGTGCTCGATGGTGGGGAACTCCGCGTTGACGCGGGCGTTCATGAGCAGTTCCAGCCCAGTGTTCTTGTTCACCGCCACGCCCAGCCGATCGGGGAATGGAAGTCCCCTCTGTCCCGCCCAGTGCGGCTGGCCGACCCGGTACACCAGCGTCGAGTCACCTAGCCGAGCCTTGACGCGCTCGGCCTCGGCGGCTGACCCGTCGACGGTCACCATGAGGGTGGAGCCGACGGGCAGCGCCTTGCCCCACGCCTTGACGCACGTTTCCAGAAACCCGAGTCGGTGCTCCTGCCCGGTCGTGGAAAGCGCCACGCCGATCTGATCAGTCAGTCCCATCAGACCAGTTCCCTTCGCACCTTGGTGGTTCGTCCATCCGGCTCAGTCAGGTAGTAGTCCACATCACCATCACCAAAGTCGCGGCGTTCCAACACCCACGCTCGACCGTCCGGTCCGATGAAGCGCTCCTCGTGTCTCACCATGCCGTATACCGTAACACAACGTCAAGCGGTGCGCTTCAACTTGCTCAGGATCTGCCTCGATGCCTGTGCCGTGCGGAACTTCACCTTCGACTCCAGCGCCCGCACCGCCCACACCAGTGCGTCGATGTCGTTGGGCGAGGGCATCCGACCGCCACGGGACTTCGGTACCCACGTGACCTGCTGCTTCTCCAACTCGCTCAGGTCTCCGTAGACGCCGGGGCTTGTCACGTGGGTGACCGTGCCCTGCTCGTACTTGCCCACCACGGGCTCAGCACGGGTCTCCTTGCCCTTCTGGGCGTGGACCACTTCGACCTTGAACTCGTCGCCGTCGGAGTTGTAGATGTTGTCGTCGGGGCTCTTGGACTCGCGGTTGTGCGTGGCCTTGTAGTCGTCGAGCACCTGCTTGACCATGTCGCCACCGAAGTTCTTCTCGGCCACGATCCGGTTCGCGTCGATGTGGTGGGCGATTGCGAACGTGCGCGCCGCCCACTCGGTCGGCGAGCCCTTCAGCGTGCCCCGGGCCAGCACGAAGTGGTTCGACCGTGCCAGTGCGTTGCCGTCGTCGTCGAAGTGCATGGCCCCCGCCCCGATGATGCCGGTGGCGTCACTCCTCTTGCCCTTCGACCCGGCCGGGTCCACGGCCACGACGCGGTCATCGAGCACGTCGACGAAGTCGGCGAACTCGGACGCGTCCAGTCGCAGGTGCTTGAACAGGTCGTCGTTCCACAGCGCGCCCTCGACATCACGCAGCACCTCGCCGTGCAACTCCTGACGGCCCATCCGGGTGCCCTCGTACTTCTTCTCCAGATCGGAGAGGAAGTCCTCGTCGAGGTTGGCCCGGTTCGCGTACGTGCTCACCCGGCGCACGATCACGTCGGGGTCCTCCTCCATCTCCATGACCCACGGTGTTCCGGTCGGAGTGGAGGTGATCAGGAAGTGGATCGGGTTGCCCGCCACCTTGACTCGCGTGGCGAGTTTGAGGTTCATCCACGCGGTCTCGATCTCGTCCATGAACGCGGCCTCGTCGACCCACGCGTAGGACAGGTTGACGCTTCGGATGTTCTCCGGCTTCTCGGCACTGAACAAGTAGGTGATGGCCCCGTTCGGCCACTCGATCAGGTCCTTGCTCGCCCAGTACGTGGGCATGAACTCCGGGTGCGCATGAGCGAGAATCTCCGCCACGTGGGTGTTCACCAACTCGGTACCACGACGACCGAGGATCGCGCCGTTCAGCCCCTTGCGTGCACACAGGGTGACGAACTCGACCCCGGTCCGGGTCTTGCCCGAGCCTCGGCCACTCATGATGAACAGCGTCCACTTGGTGTTCCACGGTGGCAGGCGCTGGTCCTTGCGAGCGTGGTTGTGCGCCCATTTCGGATCGAGCACTGGACGCCCGACGAGAGTGAGTCCCTTCTTGCGCAGGTCCTTGATCGGTTTGCCGTGCGGGTCCCAAAGGAGATCCCCGTTCCGGTCCTCGTAGACCAGCGGACCGACGGGCTGCCCATCGGGGCCTGAGGTGTCGTTTCCAGAAACCCACAGGTTGAAGGACTCCCCCGTGTCCGGGTCCGTCTCAACGGCCCAGTGCGGGTCCCCGGTGCACTCAGGGTCGAGGCACCAGAACGGCTTCCACCCCGACTCCTCGATGCGCAGCAGCCGCTCGGCCACAGCGCGCTTCTCGGCCTCGCTCAGGGCGTTGTAGTCCAGCGGCTCGCTCATGCCAGCCTCGACAGGGCCTCGAACGCCAGTAGCACCGCAGCGGTGACGGCGGCGTAGGCCAGCGACCGAGCAAGCACCCCGTGCACCACTGATCCGACGAGATAGAACCCACCGGCCAGCACCATCAGGAGCACGAACCACGTGGCTGGGCTGGCGTCCATCACTTCTCCCATGGGACCCAGACAGCGATGCCGCCGTGGCCGTCGTTGCGCACGAACATGATGGACAGGAACGCCTCTCCGCCTTCGAGATGGAACACCCCGTCCAAGTCCTTGGGCACGAACAGGGTCAGGCCCTCCTCGGTCTCACCGACCACCCGGGCGATCTGCACGTCGCCCTTGCGGAGCCGTGTGTACTCGTTGCTCACAGGTCCTCCTCGTCGTCAGCCGTCTCACCGACAGCCTCGCCCGCATCGTACTCAGCAGCGGCGCTGGCCTCCACCGCCTCGTGCACGACCTCGGCGTCTACCACGTCGAAGATCGCGGCGTCGTAGCCCAGCCCCTGCGCACTGCTCAGGCGGTTCACCAGCGCCTCGACGGCCTCGGGTGCCGCGTCGACCTTGATCTCGGACTGGGTGGGCGCTGCGGCACCGTGGAGGCGATCCATCTCGCGCAGGATCTTCAACACCCGGTCCTGATGCTCCAACTTCTTGCGGTAGTCGGTCGGGTCATCGACCGTAGCGTCCTTCCAGTCCGCCTCCAGCAACTTCGCGTACTTCGAGGAGATGAAGTTGCGCACGTACACGCGAAGCGCGGGCTGGGACCGCACGTAGCGGCTCATGTCGGTGGTCAGCAGGCGCTCGACCTCATCGACCGTGGAGCCAGTGGCTATCGCGATATCGGCGAGCGAGTGCCCCGAGATGGTCAGGTTGATGATCTGGGCGAGGCGCTGTGCGTTCGCCCTCTCCAGTGCGGCAGCCTGCTCCCGCTTCGCACGCTGGGTCTCGGCTGCCTTCTGGGCCGGGGTCTTG